TCAAGATACAGATTATACAACGACATCAAAGAAAAGAACTTAAGCAAGTTAAAACTAATTTCTTATCTTTTGTAAAAAAGATGTGGCCAGATTTTATAGAGGGGTCCCATCATCAAACCATAGCAGACAAATTTAATAGATTGGCAACTGGAGAATTGACCCGTCTAATTATAAACATGCCACCTAGGCATACTAAATCTGAATTTGCGTCGTTCTTTCTTCCTGCTTGGATGATTGGGCAGAACCCTAAATTAAAAATTATTCAAGCAACTCACACAGCGGAACTTGCTATAAACTTTGGACGTAAAGCAAAACATTTAATTGACTCAGAAGAATATCAACAAGTTTTTAAAACAAGACTCATGGAAGACTCTAAAGCTGCAGGACGTTGGAATACATCTGATGGCGGTGAATACTTTGCAGTCGGTGTCCAAGGTGCAGTAACCGGGAGAGGTGCTGATTTACTTATCATTGACGATCCACATTCAGAGCAAGATGTGAGCTCACCTTCTGCATTTGATAAAGCATACGAGTGGTATACTTCAGGACCAAGGCAACGTCTTCAACCAGGAGGTCGTATTGTTGTCGTCATGACAAGATGGTCTACAAAAGATTTAACACAAAAATTATTAAACGCACAAAAAAACGAGAACGCGGATCAATGGGAAGTTGTAGAGTTTCCAGCAATCCTTCCAAGTGGAGATCCGGTCTGGCCTGAATATTGGAAGCTCGAGGACCTCGAATCTGTCAAAGCTTCTGCTGGTGTTGCAAAATGGAATGCACAGTATATGCAGAACCCAACTTCAGAAGAAGGAGCTCTCATTAAACGTGAGTGGTGGAAAAATTGGGAGTCCAAACATATGCCTTACATTGAACATACAATTCAAAGTTATGACACAGCTTATTTAAAAAAAGAAACAGCCGACTATAGTGCAATTACTACTTGGGGAGTTTTTCGTCCAAACGAAGACTCGCCTCGTCAATTAATATTATTAGATTCTTATAAAGAACGTTTAGAGTTTCCAGAACTTCGTCGTGTTGCATTAGAACAATATAAATATTGGAATCCTGAAACAGTTATTATTGAAGCAAAAGCATCCGGACTACCTTTAATGTATGAGTTACGTAACATGGGAATTCCTGCAATGAATTTTACACCAAGTAAAGGTCAAGATAAAGTTGCAAGAGTAAATGCAGTCTCTCCACTTTTTGAAGCCGGACAAATTTGGGCGCCTCTCGATCAAGAGTTTGCACAAGAGCTTGTTGAAGAGTGTGCAGCGTTTCCTTATGGCGATCATGACGATTTAGTTGACAGTACAACACAGGCTCTGTTAAGATACAGACAAGGCGGATTTATAGATCACCCCGAAGATTATCGAGAAGAAGAACAACCCAAAAGAAAAAAGAAATTTTACTGGTAATGACGTTTGTATTTAAACACCCTAGTAAGTATACAAAAAATCCTACTCTTGTTAAAAACATGAAACATGTAAAACGAGATCAAATCCCACCATTAAGTGGACCTAACCCACAAGGCTTGATTAATGAATCAAAAGCATATAAACAAGATAAATTGGAGAAAATAAATGGCAGAAATAGACAAAGCTTTAACCGAAATACGAAAAAAGGTTGAAATAGCAGGGCCCGAAGAACAAGTCGAGGTCCAAGAAGAAATTAACGAATCATTACCAGACGCTGGTGACGCAGAAATTACTCCCACTGAAGATGGCGGTGTAGAGATTGATTTTGAACCTGGAGCATTTAACCAAGCACAAAGTGAAAACCACTTTGACAATTTAGCCGAGTTATTACCAGAGGAAATATTAGGTCCTCTAGGTTCAGAATTAAATCAAAACTACATGGACTACAAAGAGTCTCGTAAAGAATGGGAACACACTTACATAACTGGATTAGATCTTTTAGGATTTAAATACGAAGATAAAACAGAACCGTTCTCTGGAGCTGCAGGTGCAACGCATCCAGTTTTAGCTGAAGCAGTTACACAGTTTCAAGCGTTAGCTTACAAAGAATTATTGCCAGCAGATGGACCGATCAGAACTCAAATTATGGGTGCACCATCTCCTGAAAAAGAAATGCAATCAACTAGAGTAAAAGATTTTATGAATTGGCAATTGATGGATCAAATGAAGGAATACGAACCTGAGTTCGATCAGTTGTTATTTTATCTACCTCTCGCTGGATCTGCCTTTAAGAAAGTTTACTATGATGATCTTTTAGGCAGAGCAGTTTCTAAATTTGTACCTGCGGAAGATTTGGTTGTACCCTATTCTGCAACATCTTTAGAAGATGCAACGGCCGTGATTCACGTGATTAAAACCAAAGAGAATGATTTAAGAAAACAACAAGTGAATGGTTTTTACAGAGACGTAGACCTTGGAGCTCCTGCAGATACAGAGTCTGATCTTGAGAGAAAAGAAAGAGAGCTTGAGGGTATACAAAAAACTCACGACGAAGACGTTTACAATATTTTAGAATGTCATGTCGATTTAGATTTAGAAGGGTTCGAGGACCGAGGACAAGATGGTCAACCTACTGGAATTAAATTACCTTACATTGTAACAATAGAAGAAGCATCGAGAGAAGTTTTATCTATTAGAAGAAACTATGAAATTAACGATCCTAAGAAAAAGAAAATTTCTTACTTTGTACATTTTAAATTTTTACCTGGTTTAGGTTTTTATGGTTTTGGTTTAATTCACATGATTGGTGGATTATCAAGAACTGCAACTGCAGCCTTAAGATCTTTACTAGATGCTGGTACCCTCTCCAATTTGCCAGCAGGATTTAAGATGCGCGGCATCAGAATACGTGATGACGCGCAATCTATTACTCCAGGTGAATTTAGAGATGTGGATGCTCCAGGTGGAAATATAAAAGATGCCTTTATGGCGTTACCATTCAAAGAGCCTTCACAAACTTTGTTACAGCTTATGGGTGTCGTTGTATCAGCTGGACAGCGTTTCGCGTCCATAGCTGACCTTCAAGTAGGTGACGGGAACCAACAAGCAGCAGTGGGAACGACAGTAGCTTTGTTGGAGCGAGGAAGCAGAACAATGTCTGCGATTCACAAAAGAATTTATGTGAGTCTCAAACAAGAGTTTAAAATGCTTGCTCGAGTATTTAAACTATACCTTCCACAAGAGTATCCTTATGATGTGGTAGGTGGTCAAAGAATGATTAAACAACAAGACTTTGATGATCGTGTAGATATATTACCGGTTGCTGATCCAAATATTTTTTCTCAATCGCAAAGAATATCAATTGCTCAAGCAGAATTACAATTAGCGCAATCAAATCCACAAATGCATAATTTATATAATGCGTATCGTGCCATGTATGAAGCGTTAGGAGTAAAAAATATTGACATGGTTTTAAAACCAACACCTAAACCAGTTCCAATGGATCCATCTATTGAAGCTATTCAAGCTTTAGGTGGTCAACCCTTCCAAGCATTCAAAGGACAAGACCATAGAGCTCACATAACAGCTCATTTAAACTTTATGTCTTCTTCAATGGCCAGAGGAAATCCAATGGTAACTGCTTCTATGCAAAAAAATATTTTTGAACACATAAGTTTGATGGCATTAGAGCAGGTGGAAGTAGAATTTAAAGATCAAATTTTAGTAATTCAACAAATGCAACAGCAAATACAAGCAAATCCTGCTTTAGCACAAAATCCACAGATGCAACAACAGATGATGGCAGTAAATATGCAAATAGAAGCTAGAAAAGCTGTATTAATTGCAGAAATGTTTGAAGATTTTGCTAAAGAAGAGACTCAATTAATGGGAGAGTACGGAAATGATCCTATTGCTAAGTTAAAAGCAAGAGAATTGGACATCAGAGCACAAGATGACTTCACAAAAGCACAACAATCTCAAGAAAAAATTAATCTTGACCGAATGAAAGCTTTTATGAACCAACAAAACAAGGATGAAAAGCTTGAACAGAACGAAGAGCTTGCAGAATTACGTGCTGCAACTTCCCTTGCTAAACAAGAAATGGCTAACCGAAGTAAAATTCACGATTTTGGTAGAAATTTTAAAAAAAAATAATTATAACAGCTTAAGGAGAAAATTATGGCAGAATTAAAAAATAAACTTTCTTACGGTAGAAAAGGAACTGTTGCTTCTTCTAATGCAACTGGCGGTGTAGAGATTGCAACTCCAGAAGTTAGAACAGAAACAGATCCAAGATCTACTATCCTTACAAACCAAGACAGAGTATTCAACAAAATAGGTGTTGGAGATGAAGTTGAAGTTAGAGGAACTAGAAGAATGTTAAAATCTAAAAGTAAAAAAGCAACTTGGTACTAGGTCATGTGGTTATCGGCAATTAAATTAGCTGTCTCTGCTGGTAGTAAAATTTATGCTAACAAGCAAAAGGCAAAAGTCGCGATGTCTGATGCTCAACTGTTGCACGCAGAACGACAAGCTCGAGGTGAGGAAGCTTACCAGGGTAAGTTGTTAGAGGCTAGACAAAACGATTACAAGGACGAGTTTGTCCTCGTAATATTGTCTGCCCCAATAATTGTGCTCGCTTGGGGGGTCTTCTCGGACGATCCGGGCGCTCTCGATAAAGTAAAAACTTTCTTCGAGCATTTCGCGGCACTTCCTACGTGGTTTTCGACATTGTGGATCCTTGTCGTCGGAAGTATTTTTGGTATAAAGGGTACACAAATATTTAAACAACACGGAGGAAAAAAATAATGGCAAACAGAAGATTTAATAAACAAGTTGCTAATTCTAGAACACCAATGAAAGTTGGCGGAAGAGCAATGAAAATGGGTGGTGGAATGTCTACTGCTAGAAAAGATATGGCTTCAGGATACTACAAAGACGATATGGGTATGAAGGGTGGAGCTATGTATAAAAAAGGCGGCAAGGTTAAAAAAAATACTAAACGTATGAATAGACTTGAAGAACTTGGAAGAGTTGATGCTGAAAAAGCAAGAACTAGAAAAGGGAAGAAGAATCTTAAAGCTGAAAAGAAAAGAATAGTTAGAGAACTTAAGAAGGGTT